CTGACATTTTTGTCCATACATATTTTGTCCTACTCTCATTTCCATAGGGAGTCGAACGCATATACTAGCAATTTAAAATCAAAAATACGATCCAATTATGGCTGATTCAAGAACAGCCGGTCCAGAAGATTCAGGACCACGTCTGAAATCTGATACTACAAGTTATCAGAAAATTTCAGGTTTTATCAAGTCGGCAACTTCAACAGTCACATTGAAGGATATCGAACAAATTCTCCAGAGAATTAAGCCGATCAACGCCATTTCCATACTCAGACAGTTTTGGAGGCATAAAACTTTGAAACAAGCTGCGGCTTCTGTTATCAAGTTGCTCGAACTGTGGGATCTCTTTTGGGATCATCCGACTGACGTCATTGAGTCAATCGGTAAGTTTATAGCTTTTTCTTTTAAAAAAGCAATTTCTCTTTGTGAGGATCTGAGAGAATTCGTCAAGTCTTTTATGCCTGCCGATAAACCACCACAACCCAATTATTGGATGGATAACAGGCAATCTCGAGCAGAAGAACTTAGAGAAAAGTGGGAGGCTGAGCAGGAAGCAGCTAGGCCATCACCTTTTCCACCGACGTTCCGACATGGATCAGCTGAAGCTGAGTTTCATGGTACTCCGACCATGACACCTAAACCTAGCATTTTCACTCGCATAAGACAGAGTCAAGCGGAGTTCATGGCTCAGCAGGAAGAAGAGATGGTAAACCATGCACAAGAAATTGAAAACCAGGCAGCAGATGAGTATACTTTTGAGAGCTTTTTAGAAGTTTTTCAGAAGTTATTTAACTGCCAAGTTGATCAAGCTAAGGCTGCTTCAGCAGATTGGCCAGAGTTGACCAAGAGCGTAGTGTTAACCGTTGCAGGACTCGCAGTCCCAATTGCCGTGATGGGCTCTGGATTTGCTTCCGTCGATGGTAAAACAACCCTTGATTCCATAATCAAGCTCGGAAATGTCACCAAGGCATCTAATGAAATAGTCAAGAGTTTTTCAGGAGTTTCAGATCTCGTGAAGAACTTCGTTGGTTCAATGCTTGGCATGAAAGACGAAACACCTAAGGGTCTCATCATTGACAGATTGGAGATTCTTCAAGCAAAGTTGAAACAAGCGAATCTCGACTTTGATACGAATGTGGCAAAGGTTATATCTGATCCAAATTGGATGCGCAACATCAGCGCTCTAATGGAAGAAACTGACAAGTTGGTAGGTGATATCACAAGGATGGAAGGCAGTACTCATTCTTTGATGATTCTCTACAATATCGTTAAAGGACAATATCAAATACTTGAGAAGAAACACAAGGAGATGGTCCGTACACTGATTGGCAAGCAGGTTCCTTCAACTCTATACCTTTACGGTCCTACTGGCATAGGAAAGAGTAAGTTGGTTGAGTACATAGTCGAACAGCTTTCCATTATGGAAGGGAGACAAATTCTTCAATATGTCAGAGCTCCATCTGATGCCTATTGGTCTGGCTATAATGGGCAGGATATCGTCATTTACGACGATTTCAATTCAAATCGCAACAACGTCGATCATGGAGAGATCGTTCAGATCTATACACCGGCAGCTTTTCTCTTAAATCAAGCTGGGATACCAGAAAAAGGAATGAGATTCTCATCCCCTTACATGATAATGTGTTCAAACATGGGTTATGCTGCTACTTCAATCGTTCTCAGCGATACAGACATATTGAGCCGAAGAAGAGACTTTTGCATTTGTGTGGAGGAGACGCAACCTTTCCCTGATGGAGCTACAGTCTTTCCAGCTGAACATTACAAGGCTGATTTCTCTCATCTCAAGTTTACTGTAATGCAGAATAAACCAGTCAATGGTATCATGGTTCCAGTCGCTCCCATGTCCATACAAAATATCATTCGTGAAATGTATGAGCTGAGCGTTGAACGGGGCATTCAGTTCAGAGCTGCTGTTGACGCGAGATTAAAACAAACCAACATCCGGAACGTTGCAGACTTACCAGTAGATGTCTCGGCACAATTGCCACCAGCGCCACAGGTTCGACCAGTTATCGTAACGCAAACAGCCCGTGCAGCCACCTTCAATCCTAATGGGAGGCCACATGCTGAGAGACATGAAGAGTTCGATGTCGTTTACCAGCGTGTGATATCAGGAGAGGGTTGGTTTAGGTCTGATGGCCAGCAAGGTTGGTTTAGAGCTGAATACCGCCGCCGTTTTGGTTTAGATTTCGATGTGCAATATCAACTTGTCCAACCTGGCTTTGACAATGGTGATCCGCAGTATCAAGATCCTCATGGTGATCAATTTTATAACCAAGCCATCGAGCCTACGGAGATGACAACGAGCCAATGTTTCCTGTTCATTGGTCCACCTGGCATTGGAAAAACTTACATCATGCAACAGTTTAACGGAAGTTATATGAAGCTTGACGAAATCGCTGCTAATGTGGACACCTTGCGCGATGCGAAGAATACTGTCTGGAGTACTTATGATGGTTCACTCAAGAAACCAGTCATAATGACTTGTAACCAAGCTCAACTGGCGAGGACTTGGAGTGAAGCTGGTTTCACTGAAGATACATACCATGCTTTGTTGAGAAGATGTCATGTCTTCACGTTCAACTTTGCTCGGAAAGGAATTTTGAGTCGTTACACCAAAGATGAACTCTTGCAAAATTCAGAATTCTTCGCAACAAAAGTTGTTGTCAGATTGAAGAAGCCAGGTTGTACTGAAGAAGACTTTGCAGTCGGTAGAATTCGACAGCATATTGAGGAGTCAATACTTTGCAAGCAGGCAAGAGGTGAGTTTGTGCCAGATTCACCACCAAGCAATTTCGAACCTGATTTCCAGATCCTGTTGGACCTGCCCACCACTACTGAGTGCAATGGAGTCGTAGGGTTTGAGATGTTCAAGTTTTTCAGATATGCGACCATTCTGAAAGCCAAAGGGTCACCTCAGAGGGTGCTGCAAAACATGCTTGAAATCATGAAAAATTCAAGGGTCAAAACATATGCTGATATAGCAGAGATGGTTTCGACGACTCTCGTACCAGGATTTGGCAGTGTGTCAATGCACTTCAATGATAACATTAGAGTTTTCTTCTGGGAGGAAGAAGGCCGGGCGCGTGTCTGGAAAGAGGAATTGCAGTTCGTCAAAATTGAGAAATCAGTGAGAACAGAGTATCCTGACATCACCATGTTTAAGTCTGACTGTTCTATACCATGGCTCGATGCATTCACTTTCTTGATTAAATGTGGGATTGCTTTCTTTGCAATCTATCTTGACCAACATGGTGATCCCATCACGAATGAGGGAACTTGGGCTGACAAGATGGAAGAAATTGACCCAGTGGATGCCTACGAAGATTACGCGATGCGAGTCAGAGCAGAGAGGCCGCTTTCGGCTTCAGTGATGAAAATTCCACGTATGAATGCAGATGTGAGTGGCTCTGGTTTACATGGTACACGATCATCTGGTATGGTTAGTGAAGCGACGCTGGACGTCTACAATCAAACTAGAGTCAAACCCACGTTTCCAATCGTGGACGAACGTTCAATAAACCTAGCGAGTGTCTCAGGTCAAGGGTTGGTGGAAGCTCAAAAGAGAAAGTTTGTCAACGAGTCTTCAATTGACCCAGGTGTCAGTGATGTCATAGATCTTGTTGGCAATAATGTCGTTGATGCCATGTCGGAAAATGGCACTGTCCTCTGCAATGCAATCATGTTGAAGGGCCACCTTGGAGTGACGAATTGTCATGTCTCAAACTCTTTACACTCAGTGAGATACGATGGAATTACAGTTCCAGTCAAGATAATTCATCGTAACGTGGATCATGATCACTGTTTCTTCACCACTCCAGTTAATTCTCGAAACTTTAAGACGATCTCACATCATTTGTTGCCCGAGCGAGGACCACATGAGGACCTGTCAGGAAATTATGCTTTCTTCCTGAGAGTGGATGGCAACAAGCTCATTTTGCAGAATATGAAACTCAAGGAAAACATTTCTAGAGACGTTGAAGGAGTCAAGCGATATGGCTTTGATTACACGGGGTATTCATCAGGCCTGACCACTGGACCAGTGCAGACAAAGAAGGGTGACTGTGGTTGTCCAATTTTCATCATTAACCCAAGTTATCCACAGAAACTTTTAGGATTTCATTCAGGGGGCAACTCGACAGTTGGGATGGGCGTTCGCTTGTATCAGAGTGACTTGCCAGTTCTGAATGAGTCTAATGACCAGTCGATTACGGTTCTACCACATCAGAGTGTGCACCTCTTCGAAGAGCCTCTAGATATCGAAGGTTCGTTGATTAAGGTAGTTGGACAACCACTCAGAAATGGCAAACCATTCATCCAGTTCTATCCCACGAAGACTAAGTATCATAACAGTCCATTCGCAGGGCTACAGATCGGGGAATCTTTCGAACCATCTATTTTGTCTCGCTTTGATTCTCGTTGCACTGTCGCTGATCCTCTTGAACTTGCCATCATGAAATGGGATAGGCCACATTTTGACATCGACTTCGATTTACTCGACCACGTCGCTGACGCCATAGCCGAACACCTTGCAGTACGAGTCAAACATTCCAATTACAAGGTCAGGGTATTGACAAAACTTCAGGCAATCAACCGTTGCACGGACATTCCAGGTAGCAATCCAATCTATAGACAAAGCTCACCAGGGTTTCCATGGACTGCGATGGGCGTGTTGACAAAAGCAAAGCTTTTCACGCTCCAAGATGATGGCATCTTCCATATTGCTGAAACTGAACACGGCAGACTTTTGCATCATTCGATTGATAAATTGATTTCAACGGCTAAACGTAGGGAACGTTCTGCAGTTGTCTTTCATGGAGCTTTGAAGGATGAACCACTCAAGCTTTTAAAAATTGCACAGTCAGCTTCAAGATCCATCATTGCCTCACCGATCGACTACACTTTGGCTGACAGGATGTATCGCCACAGTGTCTCAGCTGTGCTTACGACTATCTTTAGAGAGATTCCCATCAAAATAGGAATTGATCCCCTAAGTTCTGACTGGCAGGGGCTCTATGATTGGCATGTTGAGGTTGGAGAGGCAGGTTTTGATTGTGATTTCAAAGCCTGGGATGCGACGGTACCAATGGAGCTAATGCAAAGACTTCCACGCATCTACAATCGCATACATCAGGTCTGTGACAAGGACTGGAAACCAGAGGACGACCTAGTGCGCTACCACCTACACGAATGCATGCATGGAGCTTTCGTATTGTATAAGGATGTGATTTTGCAGATGCCGGGTGGTCAGATGACTGGACAACCGCAGACTGCACTCGATAATTCTCTAATCAATTGGATCTATGCAGGCTACACGTTTATTAAGCTTGCTCGGGTTCATGCACCAAAGTTGGCGTCTTTCTATCATTTCATGAAATACGTCAGGTGCTCATTCTACGGAGATGACAACATGATCACTGTGCATCCAGCATTGCTTGAGTGGTTCAATTTTGACAGTTACTCACGTGAGTGTTCACTGCTTGGGTTGACAGTCACACCGGCAGACAAGGGCATGATCACGAGGCCATACAAGGACATGGCTGAGATGAACTTCTTGAAACGCACCTTCAAGAGGTTATCAGTCTCACGACGCTACTTTGGTGCGCTTGATCTGAATTCAATCCAGAGGATGATGGATTGGACTACTGGAAAACCACATACATATGACCAAGATGTGGGTGTTGTCTCGTTTGATCGCAGGTTGATTGGTGACATTGTCGTCAATTTACTTCATGAATGTGCCGTTCATGGTAGGGACCTCTATGATAAGGTCTTTGCCCACCTCGTTCGGTGTGCTGATTTGTATGATATTGATTTACCGCTCATACCGCGATATGAGGAAGCGTTGTTGTGCTTCTTCGATTAGCGTCTTTCTTTGAATACGCTAAGTTTCTGTATAACTTTGTCATGACTAATATCGTCAATGTTTCGGTTGTTTGTTATCCTCCTTTTGGTCAAGATTACCCTCCTTATCACAACGCTGCTCTTCAAGCGTTGTCACATTTAGATGTTGTAATTGAATTTCACTGGGCGGGAGACTTTCAAGTTTCTTGTTCGTTTGAAGACTACCCAGAGGTAGTTTCAATAGTTACTGATTTAAATTGTACTACGTGGTCTGTTGTTGGAGATAACCACGTGAGGTCAAAGGCTTAACTGATGACTTCGATTCATGAAACCGCAGACATTACCATTTCCCTTACCCTTACTGAGGACGAATTTTATTCACAGCTTTGTTTGTTACTTCATAACCTTGATAGTTATGCACATCAGTCTACTTTTCAATTTTGTCCACTTGGCTATTTTCGCATTATCTGCCCTTGGTTTCTCGGGATCCACATTTGTAAGGATCTTGAGCGGCTTGATTATTGGCCTATGGTTGTTCCTCCTAGTTATCCATTTCACGACATAACATGGCAGCACCTGCAGTCCCTGGTGAGAAGCCAGGCACATCTGTTGACCCGGCTTCTATAAATACTTCTCCCATCTCCTCACTTCATGTAGCTGATCCGAGCCCTCGTGAGGTAACCACTCACGTTGGTCAAGTAAACAAACCTGATCCCTATGTCTATCAACACATGATTCAGCTCTCCCAGTTCAGTTGGAATACCACGCAAGTCCCTGGTACTCTGCTATACTCGGTTCCCATACATTGGTCTCGGTACAATTATGCGATACAACAGATTTGTAGTATCTATAATTGTCATACGTCTGATGCTGACTTTGGAATCAAGGTGGCAGGTACCGGTTTTCATGCTGGTGCTCTGACTTTCTGGAGGTGCCCCCCAAATATAGATCCTACTACTATCACTAATCCGACGGCATTTTCGATGTTTGAGTGGGAACTGATGGATCCGAAACACCTCGGAATGGAGGGTTATGCTGTGATGGACCAGCGACCCGTGATGTACCATTATAACCCATTAAACTTGTCTAATCCTGACAGTTTCGGCGGTTATTTTTGTGCTTCTGTGTCGTTGCCCCTCGCAACTAGCGCAACTGGACAGCAGTCAATTTCGATCGGCATTTGGAATAAGTTGAATGAAAAGGCAACATTTTCTCAACCTCGGCCTGCTGTTGTGGATGGACCAATCACGACATACAATGCTTATGAAGAAATTCTTCCAAATTGGCCAACGCATCTTGCGAATTGCACTGGCCTTGGTGTTACACATCTTGAAGTCAATCCCACTACATCTGTCCTGATTAACTGGCTTCACACTTTCCAGACTCGGTTGGATGGGTCTCCATTTCCTGGTTCATACCCGTTCGTTCCAAATAACCTTGCACACTATTCACCAGCTGGTCCATCATTCGTTGACCCAAGATGGAATAAGTTCGCTCGTTGGCCTGGTGACGCTGGTGTGTATGGTGTGATTGCTTCAGCTAGTCATATTTCAAGACCTGAGGGAAACAGGTCTACTGCAGTTGAACTTTCAACGACTCCAGCTTTGCCAAACAATGCCGCAACTGCAATCCCTGATACTCAAATGACTGGTTACGTCTATTCCGTCCGTGCTCGGCCCGCACCGAATGGTGTCTTCGCTCAAAATTTGCTGGGTGGTGAATCCCCTCTCTACTTCATTTGCGATCCTGCCGCAATCAACTACCCTGCGTCAGACAAGGGAGCCTGGGCAGTCGACTCAAGCTGCAATACAGAGTACATGATTCGTATCCTCACCCGTCTGGCGGAATTCAATGACTTTGGTGAAAATGACGCGCTCCTCTTCATTTTGATTTTCCGGGAAAACAACCTGCCAATTGGCTATGTCAAACTCAACTTCGACGGTTTGTTAACTATGAAAACACCCACGACACGAGTATTGTTTCGTGCCGCTGACTACAGACTTTCTTTCTACTCAGTAGTTACCAGGACTTCAGTCATTCCATCAGCTACTACTGACATGCTGAGAAATCAGGCGATGCTGCGTACGCTTCAAGCAGGCAAGGAGGTTGCTCAATCTAACATGTTGCACCATCGTCGCATGATTGAGCTCGAGCGTCAGGTCAATGAGCTGTCGGCTCAGGTGTCTATTGACCGTGTTTGAGAGCCTACCTTAGGTTTCTCTCAGTTTCTGTAAAACTAAAACGATTAATTTTGCTTCATATTCGAAAAGATTAATTCATCATGTTTTCATATTCTTTGATGCTTGTTGCTTCTCTCTCTGATTCACAGTGGGATAAGTTACACGGGTACATTGGGAAGTCGTGTCCAGAGGCTTCTTTTGCCTATGACCATACTACCAAGGTACTGTTGTGTACTTGGCACCACTCTACTTGTACCTTCGACGGATACAAGGGCGTTATTTACAACCTCACAAAACAAGCAGCTGCTACTTGCACGTTCGAATCCTACAGGATCGAGCTTGCTTGAACCCAGTCGTCAAGTCCTGCGCATTTCTCTCGAAGCATGGCTATACCAGGCTGGGCTTTGGGGGCGATGGCTGGCTCCAAATTCTTTGATAGTGCTGCAAAGCTTGGGGGTGGGCTTGGAACCGCGAGGATCCAGGCTGATACTCAGAAGTACTTGCAGAGCAATCAACATAACTTCTTCAATGAACAGAAAAATTGGGCAGCTAAACAGTACACCGATCAAGGTATACCGTTCATTCCTGGTTTGTCAACTTCTATGTCAAGCCCCCTACCCCGTACTTCTCAGGTCATTGGAAATAGAGCACACACAAGTCAGATTCCAGGCGCTCAGCTTTCAGGCGGAGCTTGGAATCCAATAAACGGAGTAGTTAATCCACCATTAATTAACTAAACTTATCACACCATAGGTAGAATGCACTTTTGTAACACTTTTTATCTTAGTTGTGACGCTGGGGAAGAGGCCCAGGCGATGTGAACGGCGTGACCCGTTCCAATGGTTGTGTGTCCAACCAGCTGGTAGACTTTGTACCAGTCCATAGATGCATAAGCTTTACTTCGTTGTTGTTTATAAGTCGGAAAGGCGCATGCGCGTTTGTTCCGTTGCCGTTTGCTCTATCCTCTTGGGTTTCTTTAACCCCGGTTCTGTGCCGTTTATAAGCACAGTTCCGTTAAACAACAGCGTTGATTGTAATTAATTTTAACAACGCTTTAATTCTTTATTGTAGTAACGTAAGTTAGGCAGGTAGGCGCTAGGTCGTCCACTTTCCCCCTTACCTCTACACCTGATAAGCTTCTTGGCTAGACTCATCTTAACTGGACGACCGGTTAGTGAATTGTCTAAGGTCCAAGAAACCTTATTTTGTATTGCTAGCTAGATAATTCTTTGCGGGCGGGCGGGCATAGTTTTATTCTAGTCTAGTCCACTCCACAATTACCTACTGCGCGTGACGAACGAGCTCAGCGAACCCTAGTAGCTGCAGTTTTCTATACTCACGATACTTTTCCGCGAGGAATTGTATAACGTAGTACCTTACAGTTGCGAATTGCACTGTCCCTACTACACTTCCACTACCCCCCTCTCTTTTTATTATAATAAGATTGTTCGGTAGCATATAACTTTGGAGAGTCCGCTTCTATATTTA